CTTGTTCTTCGTATGTTTCCATAATATAATATAATATAATAATTAAAAAAACCCCGCCGAAGCGGGATCATTGTGTTTTATTTTGTTAAGTCCAACCTTTTTGGACTGTCACAGCATTAACGTTATCATTGACTTTTAAGTCTATGTCTATAGATGATCCAGATGAACCATTAAGAGTATTAATACCGTTTATAATAGCATTTACATCGTCTTGATCTAAATCAGGCGTTGTATCAGCAAGAAGTATTTCATAACCAGAACCATATTGTATTAATATTTGATTCCCACTTGTTAAAGAGCATCTAACAAAGTTTTCCGTTGGAATTAATCCATCTACTTTTGCTCCACTTGATGCATCTACTAAGTCATATTTTAAATATCCCATAATTATTTTTTTATTAAGTTAATATAGTACCAGTTACACCAGTTATAGAAGCGCTTAATGTATCTGGAGCAATACTATCTAATGAAGCTCCGTCTATTTTAATAGCAGCTGTAATAATTTTATCAATATCTTCTTGTTGATCAATACCAGCAACAGTTAACTTGTAACCAGTGACATATGAAAAAACTATAGTAGTTCCAGTAATTCTAGCTTTAGCTATACCTTCTGCAGGTAGTAAGTCGAATGTTTTATCCGCTTTTAATAATTTTACAAATCCCATTTTCTTATTTTTTAAATGTTAATAAAGTGGAGAGCGTTAACCCTCCACATTTATAATTAATTATACAGTTTTGAATAACACGAAGTTATTAGCAGCTTGTGTAACTAAACATCTTTCAGTTAAGAAATGTACAGACATAGAATCTGAACCGTCAGTATAAGCACCACCTACAGAACCTGTAATCCAGTTTTTATATCTTCGATCTTCAGTTTCAGAAGCTCTGTATCTTACGTGTAAGAAAGGACGTCTAATGTTAGATCCTAACATTTGATCGTACACTGTAGATGTTCCAGCTGGAATCATCACACCGTCAATAGACTTAGATAAACCTCTAGTAGAAGCATCATTTAAGTATTTCCAGTCAGTTTTATAGAAGTCATAAGAACCTCTTCTAAAACCAGTAAAACCAAAGTTAAGAGCCATTTCAGCCTCATTTTCAAATAGACCATAAGAAGCAGCAGCAGTAGAAGCGAATCCACCATTCATAGCAGCAACCATGTCATCAAAATCAAGAGCAGTAGCTCTAGATAAAAATAGCATGTTTTCTTCTATAGCACCTTGCTTGTCTAATTGCTTAAGGATAGCATCAAAGTCACCCATTGCACCTGAACCAGGAGCAGCTGCGCCAGCAAAACCAGAGTATATATTACCTCTTGCTTCAATAGCATCAAATAAACCTTGTGTACCTTTTAATAAAAGACCAGAAGCAGCGTTAGGCATTGCAGGAGCGTAACCAGTAGCTACTTTCTCACCTTCAACTAATGCCATTTCCATGTAGTCTTCGAATCTTAATCTAGTTTCAGACTCAGCTTTTAGATACCATAAGTATCCAGAAGTACCATCTTCAGTAGAAACTTCAATCCAACCAATTTGAGCAGCATCAGAACCGTTTACACGATACTTGTCTCTAATTATAATTGGAGAGTTATGATACTCAGTAAATCCAGGCTCTATAGATGTCATAGTGGCATCGTCAGATCCTTTTTCAAATTCTGAACCGAATACAAATAGATTCAACGACTTAGCACCTGTAAGAGCAGCTAAAGAAGCTGGTAAAGTAGCAGCAGCGTAAGGCACTACAACTATTTCAGCTACAGTAGCTGGAGCAATTGGTTGTGTTACACTTAGTACAATACATTTAGAAGTAAGTAAACCTGTTGCATTATCAGCTATCAAAATAGTTTGATTTTCTTTTATAGCTACAGTATTATTACCTCTACCGCTTCCGATAATTGGATTTGCTTCGTCTAATTGAATTTGAATAGTTGTTGTACCAGCGGCCTTAACATTACATTGATTGTAAGAAACATGTAATCTATTTTGTTCAGACCAAAGTACTTGATCAGAAGTCATAGGCATTTCTGCTCCTACCATTCTCAAGAAACCAGACAAAGTCCTGTTTCCGTATCTTTCTACTTCAGCTTCGTAAAGCTCAGGTAGATATTGTTGTGCCCAGTCAGAAGTTCCATCAGCGAAATTTAAATAATTATTCTGTAACGCTTGTTTTTTCTGTGCTGGAATAAGTGAAGCTGGAAAAGCTCCTCCGGATAATCCCATAATTTATGTTTTATTTTTTAGTTTGAGTTATGTTTTTTTATTTTTAACTTTGAACTATCTACACCACTAATTGCTTTTATTTTCATTCCATTAATAAACATTTCACCAGAGCTAGTAGCTCTAACTTCGTTTGTTATATTTTTGGATTTAGCATTTAAATCTTTAATAGCATCAGTTTTACCTTGCTCATAAAAATGTTGTGCTAATTTATCAGCATTGTTTGCAGTATATAAGGCTTTGTGATAACCTTTATAATCATTGATTTCACCTTTTTTATCTAGGAACTTCCCAACAAAATTATTTAAATCAGTTTGATTTGAAGCAACATCATTTTTGTTATTTACATTATATCTAAAAGCTTTATCCCCTACTCTGTATTCAAAACCTTTGAATTCGTCTGAGAAAAGATCTCTTGTTTTATTTGCAAACGTTTCATGACGCTGTGCAATCACCTGTTGTTCGTCGTTGTATCTATTGAAAAAGTCATTAGCTTGCTTTTGTTCTTTTGATACTGAAGGCCTCAACTTGATTTCTTCGTAGTATTTATCTTTGGAACTCTGCAAAAAGCTTTTGGCTTTGGCAATTTCTTCTTTGTAAGCCAGTCTTATCTGTCTAACTGTTCTTTCGTCTGTATCTTCTTCCCAGGCGAAATTATCATCTATGAGATTATCAATATCCTCATTATCTAGATGTGGTTTGCTTACACTATAATATTCTTTTAATAAATCTTCTCCTTCTAACTTGCTATAATCTTTATTTAATCTAACATAGTCTTCTACGTTTCCACCAGTTTCTTTCATGAAAGATACTAATTTCTCTACGTTTTCAGGTAAATCTATTTGTGGATTAGCTTTTATTTCTTCTTTAATATCGCTAACTATTTCTTTAGTTTTTTCTATTTCTTTTTCAACTTCTTCTATTTCAACTTCTTCAATTGGTGAATCAGTTTTATTTTCTGTTTTTTCAATAATAGGCTCTTCCACTTTAACATTCTCAACTTTAGTTTCTTCAACTTTAGTCTCTTCTGTTTTAATTTCTTTTTTTGGCTCTTCTTTAGCCATGTCTACTTTAGCTACATCCTTAGATGATGGAACTAATTTTTTCATTTTTTTCTTTATTTTAAACTCACCTTGAGCTAATTCTCCGCTTGGAGTTTCTTTTATTTCTTCTGACATAATATAATATAATAATTAATATAAAATTAGCTAGGTGCAAACTGGTCTAAACCAATACCACCCAAGCCATCGTTACCTTGAGATTCGAAGTTTATAGGCGTACCATCTTCTTTTCTTTGGGATATCATTTCACTTTGTTGTGTTCCTTGTATTTTTACTCTCTTATCTTTTCTATCTTCTATTTGAGCTTCTTTTTTTGACAGAACTTGAGACTGCGCTTTAGCTAGTTGTAAATTATAGTTAAACTCTTGTTCCATCAATTGCTTCTTAATAGAAGCTTCAGTCTGTAACCTCTGAATTTCAAATTGCGACTTAGCTTGTTCTACTTGAACTTTACTACTTACTAAAGCTTCTTGCTTTTGCATTTCAGCCACAGCTATTCTTTCTGCAGTTTCAGCTTGAGCCTCTGCTTGTGCTTGTATTTGCTCTAATTGTTCTTCTTGTTTTTTAGCAGAATTATCTTGTCTAGCTTTTTTAAGTATACTATTTGCTAATTTTAAGTTATTAACGTTCCTAATATCTATAGCATCTTCTAAGTTTATACTACCTTGCTGTAATGCTGTCTGTATATTTTGTTCTAGTACAGCTTTATCATCCTCATCTGGCTCTAGTTCTATAAATATACCAAAATCATGTATATTAACTTTTGATAACTCATCTAAAGTATTAGTATTAAAATTTGATATACTATTTATTAAAGACATTCTTGTTAGTGGAAACATTAAAGAATCGTTAACTCTTAGAGATATGCTTTCACAAACCTTAAGCGTTAAGAACAAACCGGCTTGTAGTATATGTCTAGTAGCTGTATTTGAGTTGGCTGCTGCTAATTTCTGCAAACCAACAAGAGCATTTGTATCGGGATTACTACCGTCTCTAGCTTCGTTTAAGCCAGTAGTATCTCTTATCATTTGTAAATAATATTGATAAGCATTTATTAAAGCAGATATTTTTGCTCCTCCAGAAGATGATTGTAATTCTTGTATTGGAACTCTACCTCTATTAGGATCTCCGTCTTGAGTTAAACTTCTACCAACAACAGAACCTGTTTGAAAATACATATTTAAAGCTTCTGCTGGATTATAATTTGTTCCGTTACCTAAATCAACTTCTGCTAAACCGTCCATGTCTAAATAAACACCGTCAGGTACCATTCTAGACATTACTTGTTGCAGTTTTAAGTGTGTTAATTGAATCATGTCAGCAAATCCAGTTATTCTACTAACTAAACTTTCTATTCTACCCTGGTACATTCTTGGAGCTACTAAGCTATAGCTTAAATTTACTTTAGTAGTGTTGGCATAGGGTCTTGTCATATTCTCAGCCATTCTCCAATCTAATAGTTGATCTAGACCTAACACTTTAGCGCCTGAATAAAGAGTCTCTATAGTTCTTGAAGCTTTTTTAAAATTATCTGTATCATCTACTTCTAAAAACGTATCTTCTTTTTCTATAGATTTTTCTAAACCAGTTGCTGTTTTCTTTATTTTAAAAACTTGATCTATATAACTTTTCCACTCAAAGTACAATACTTGAACAGTGTTTTGATCATATCTACCGTTGAAGTTAGGAGAGTAAGCAGTGTTGCCTGTATAGTTTTGAAGTTTTCTAACCATATCAGGTGTCATGCTTGGAAATTGCTTTTTTAATTCAACTAAAGGAACATTTTTAACTTCACCAACGTAGTACAAGTCTTCAAAATTAGGATCATTGCTATATGAGTGTACTATATTGGCTGGATCAACATATTCAACATTTATACCTTCAGCATTATTCCATGAAGTTTTTACACATGATATACCTAAAACAGTTAAATCATAGTTTAATCTTTTTCTAATTAAATGATATTTGTTTTTATCTAAAACTTGGTTTATTAATTCCTCTTCTGCAACTTCTATAGCTTGCTTGTAGTTTAATTGCATGTGAGCTGGTAGATCATCTAAGTTTTCAGGAGTGTTTGGGTCTTGAGACATAGTTAAATCCATGTTAGGAAATTGCTGTAATACAAGATCGTTAAATGCTTTTGTTTCTATATCAACTATTATTTTTTGAGCATAAGCTGTTCTTTTTCTCAATGAAGTAGGGTCTTGTGCCATAGTCTTTACTTCATAACTTCTCTGAGACATTCCATTAACAACTATATCTACAAATTTTGGTATTATAGGAACTGGTTTCCAGTCTAAATTAAGATATGACAAATCTCCATTTATAGATAATTCATCTTTATATTTTTGAACTGGTTGTTCACCTCTAGCATACAACCTTAAACTGTGGTAATTATTATAATTGGTTGTGTATCTATATCCAGCTCCTTGAGAATTTCTAAACCATTCACCTTCTATTGCTCTTGCAACTTTTAAACCATACTCGTAAGTAGCTTTTTCAGCTGCAGGCACAACCTGATCCGGAAATGTACTATATGTTGTCGTTGCTTGCATCTATTTTATAATTTTTGATATTGATCCAGTATTATCATAAGTTTTTATACCAAGATTTAATTTTTTAGTCATAACATTAGGAATTGGTTTATATAAGTTTTTGTTACAAGCCATTATAGCTAAGCCAGAGCTTATAGTAGCATCGTGCTTTGTCCTGTTATTTATGTTGAAAACTGCCCAGTCCTCTAAAGTGTTTTGGTGATACATATCCCCATAATTATTATCTTTTAATCCTACAAAATTCTCTATATAGGTCTCAATAGCTGAAGCGTGAGCCTGTTTTATATCTTCACTAGAATTAGGTATTCCTCCTATTTCTCTTTCTGTAACAGATAATTTGTTTATTAATTTATCAGGCCTATTCATTGAAAAACCTCTATAACCTCTGCGTTTAAAGTAATACAACAATCTTGGTTTATTATTTTCACAAAGTAATGGCATTCCATAAAACACGCAAGCCATTAGTACATCTTCAAAAAATATTTCCGCTGTTTGAGGCCTAGCTACATATTCTAAGAAAAAATGGTTGGGTGGTGCATTTTCCATAGAAAACTTTGTTAATCCATGAAGTGCTCCATTAGAGCCTTTACCATCAACTGTTCCTGATATATCATAGCTATCACAACCAAAAGCTCCCATGTGTTCATTTCCTGGATATTTAATGCTGTTTTTAATAAAAACTCTATTTTGTAATTCTAAAGGTGGAACCCAACTTATATTAAATCTACCAGCTTTATTAGGATAAAATATTACATTTGTATCTTTAATTCCATTTTCCCATTGAAAACTTCCTTTAGTAACATTTAAGTTATTATTTATTGAATCATTATGATCTACTTGTTGATATATTTTCGTTAAGTTAAATAAACTACGCTTTGCTTCATCTCTAAAAGCATGTTGTTCTGTTCTTGGAAACTGTCTGTAGTATTCGTTTAAACTATCTTGATCAGACTTTAATCCTTCAACTTCGTTTTCCCAGTGTTCAATAACGCCTGTTGTAATGTCGTAACCGTCAACTCCTTTGATTGGATTTTTTTCTCTAAAGAAAACAGGTGATCCGTGAGAATCCATGAATCCTTCGTAGTTCCATTCCATAGGGACGAACAAAGAATAGAGTCCAGAAGAAGTTTGTCCGTTACGATTTCTTTTTGTAACGTCTGAATTATAGTATAACTTTTTGAAGTTGCTTCCACCTTTATCTAACGCGTTTGAAGTTGAGCCCATCATACACTTGCCTACGATTCTTGATCCTAGCCTTAGTGTTGTTTTTGTAACTCGCCAATTGTTTAATATGT